GGAATTAGCAGAGTATGCTAAGATAATGAAAGAATTAGAAAGTAAAATGGTACAGTACCGAGGGCTAGATATATAGTTGACATATATCAAATGATTTGTTATAATGACATGATATATATTATTAAGATTAATTAAATTGGAGTTGAAATGAGTGATACACCTGAAGTGATTGGCGAAGTAGTTTTAGAACAAAATTTACCACCAGAGCTTACGCCGGAACAATTGGCTAATAGATTGAATGTGGAATTTCATTTTCCAACTCCAATTTATTTCATTGAGAAGCCTGAATTTTTAGAGACAGCTAAGTTTGTTGCTAAAGAGTATCTCTATACTGCTAGAAAAAACAAAGAAGCTGATCCTAATCGTGATAAGTTGATGGACAAATTGTTTCCGGTTGTTATGTCGGAATCTTTTGCACATGATGAACGTATTCGTGATTTGGTGATGTACATTGCTCAAACATCGTGGAATATCTTGGCAGAACAAGGTCATGCGATGGCGAACCAAGAAGTATTTGTTATGGATTTTTGGGCTCAAGAACATCACATGAGATCCGCTAACGAAGAACATGTACACGGTTTTGGTGCACAGATGACTGGTTTTTATATTTTAGAAGCTCCAGAAAAATGTTCTCATATCTCTTTACATGATCCTAGACCGGCTAAGAGACAAATTAATTTGCCTGAAGCTAACATGATGAATGTGTCTTTGGCTTCCACTGGTGTGAATTATATTCCAAAACCTGGAACATTATACTTCATGAACACTTGGGTGCCACATGGCTTCACAAGACATGGTAATGATAAACCTTTGAAGTTTATTCACTTCAATTTGGGTTCACGTTGGATTCCAACACCACCAATGCCTGACGCTAACACACAAACTCAATCAACAGCAGAAATTATCTGATGAACAAATATCATATTCGATTTAATAAGAGTAGAGGTCAACCAAACCGTGGTTCTATGGATCACGTTTGGCGTGTCTTTGAAAATGGTAGCAAAGAATATCTTGTTAAAAATTTCAAGATTAATGTATCACCATCTTATTCTGAAACAACTGGAAATGGATTAGGTGCTGATGACTGGAATATTACTTGTGAAGGCTTCATCAGCTTTGACAAAGAAACATCTACAGCCATCATCAACGCAACTGATGTTTAATTATTGTCCTCCTGTAAAATTACCTGACTTAGAATCTAAAACCTTTGAAGATGGTAAACGATATTATGTAACACCTGAAGGTAATAGACTGCCTTCTGTTACAACGGTTCTTGGTGCCTTAAAGAAACAAGAAATCATGGCATGGCGTAAGCGTGTTGGTGAAGAAACAGCCAATGCTATATCACGCAAAGCTTCCGGTCGTGGCACCAATGTACATACTCTATGTGAACGGTATCTCAACAATGAAAAACTTGGTGATATCATGCCTGATGCCAGAGAGATGTTCAACGATTTGATTCCGTATTTGGATAAAATTGATAACATCTGGTATCAAGAGCAAGCACTATGGTCTAATCAACTCGGCCTTGCTGGTCGTGTTGACTGTATTGCTGAGTATGAAGGTGAACTCTCTGTTATTGATTTTAAGACATCTAAGAGAATCAAAACAAAAGAGAGTATTCAGGATTATTTCTGGCAGACCTGTGCTTATGCCTTAATGGTAGAAGAACTAACAGGCTACGCCATAAATAATCTCACTATTATCATGGCTGTTGACAATGAACAACCGATAATATTTAAAGAGAAGACCGAAGATCATATCGAAGGTCTAGTTAAAGCGATTCAATTTTATAAGGAACAAGAATGAAAAAGTTATTTGTATTATTTTTGATGCTGTTTACAGTATCTTCATTTGCATGGACACAACGTCAACCACAAGATCCAAAAACATGTGCTGTACATGCACCATTTGGTTTTCCACAAACAGCTGGCGTAACAGCAGTTTGTCATCAAGCCTATTTTGTTGGTTATGATGCAGCCGCCAAATTGCCAAAGTATGTAACATATGAACTATTGCCACAAAATGCATTAGGTTGTGTTGCTCGTACTAATGCATTTGCTGCTGACCAATTTATTCCTAACGGTGCCGCACCAACAGACTATGTTGGCACTGGTTACGACAAAGGCCACATGGCACCTGATGGTGACTTATCATGGGATCCACAAGTTGAGTACGAATCATTCTTGATGGACAACATGAGCCCACAAGCAGGTTCATTGAATCGTGGCATTTGGAAACTGTTAGAAACATCTGTACGTGGTTGGGCTGTACAATTGAACCAACCTTATACAGTTTATGTTGGTGGCATCTATGCACAAGGTGATAAGACAATTGGTAAAGGTGTTGTAGTACCACATGCTTTCTATAAGATTGTTATCAATGATGTAACAGGCCAAGTTGCTGGTTGGGAATTTCCTCACGTAGCACCTTATCCTAACCTTGGTAATGACCTAACCAAATTTCGTAAGACCGTTGCACAGATTCAACAAGATGCAGGTGTCACATACGGATTCCCAGCCAACGCCAAGGAACTACAACCTGGTCAAGAATGGCCTGTGGATTTTGGTAAGTTGACTGCTGCCAAACGTGCCAAATGTGGTGCAAATGCTTCCGATGACTAAATATTGGTTGACAAACTAAAAAAGGCAGACTATAATGAAGGTCAAAAAACTAATAATGAAATTAAACCGTGCTGAGTTTGAACACAGACTCGACAAGGTGAAAAAGTTATGGTTTAAAATTCTAAAGAAATCTGTAAAGCATAAGCACACAGAATCTGTTAGATGATTGAAATTCAATTTAGAAAAATAAAATGGCAATAACAACACAAACAGTTGGTTCAGTTACGATATTTGAGGACATTACTCAAAGTGCGGGTGCTAATGTAGCAGTATCTATTGCTGTCGATTATACCGGTTATATGGCGAATGTTGTTTCAACACTCAAATCAATTCTTGCAACTGACCAACTAACTGCCAATACTTTAACAGATATTTCTGGAACATTAACAACCATTTCTGGAACATTAACAACCATTTCGAACACTCTATCGAATATACATGCCGATACTCAAACGATAGCTACTTTAGCATCTGGTGATGGTATTCATCATAGAAGTCCTGATGAATGGTCTGGAGGTGGTTCTACAATGGAAGTAATTTCTGTTAGTAATGAAGTTGGAGCCGTACCAAGGATCACTAAAGTTTCCACAAAAAATATTAGTGAATCTTATACAAGTAATTTAACTTCATAATGGCATCTTCTGTTACAGTTGGTACTATTGATACTAAAGGTCGAGTGAACATTACAGGTTCCGGTGATGTATTCATCAATGGATCTGGTTCTGTTAGAGTTGGTGATATTGACACAAAAGGTATGACCAATATTACTGGATCACCAAATGTTTTTGTTAATGGCGCAGCAATGGTTAGAGTTGGTGATACTGATGCACAAGGTATGACTAACATTAGTGGCTCACCAAATGTTTTTGCGAATTGAGTAAATAAATATGAAGTATGGTTGTATGAAGTAAATCAAAAAGTATTCTGGACGGGGGTGCAAATCCCCCCAGCTCCACCAGAAGTGTTGTTTAAGGTAATATGTAAGGGTTTAACAAGACTCTGAGGATTGGAATTCCTGACCTGTGAACAGCAGGACACTTCTGATGGGGCTGCATAGTTTCGACAGGGTAACAAGTAGAGGCATGGACAACTCAACACAGATAGTTGTAAAAAGTAAATCAAAGTAAACGCAAACGATGAAAAGTTCGCATTGGCAGCCTAAACGCTGACTAGGGTTCGATGGGTTCCTCGTAACAGAATACCCATCACTATTTTAATAACAAGGAGTTTTAATGACAACGACAGTAACGATTGGTCAAGTGCCAATTAATACAACATACACTGGTGTAACTGGTGCTACAGGTGGTTCTGGTACAGGAGCACTCTTTAATGTAACAAAGACAAATGGTGTTTATACAACCGTAATCGATCCTGCACATTTGGGTAGTGGTTATGCTGTTGGTGATACAGTTACAATCGCTGGTGCTTCTTTAGGTGGCGGTGCATCTAACTTTGATATTCTTACAGTAGGTTCTGTAACAACAGGTGGACATATTGCAACATTTGGTGCTGTTGGTGTTGGCCAAATTGGTAACGGAACAATTTATACTATCATTGATGTGACAGGTTCAACTGCTTATACATTCACAGATAAGAGTTCTAATTTTACCGTAGTGAATGATACAACAAACAATAACTTGATTGTAACATCTGTATTGGATACAACAGTTTCTTTCAAATTAGAAGGTGTTAATCGTGTTACATATACAGATAAGTCAACTGCATTTGATATTACTGGTCATGCTGGTGATGTATATGCTTTGTTGAAAGCCTCTTTGGGTGGTACAGTTAATACTACATACGAAGGCCTTGGTATCAAACTAGAAGACTCTGGTGTCACAAGCACTCAAATTGCACAAACAATTTTGAATTCAACCGTGTTTGCTACGGCTGCAGGTGGAACAGATTATACAAGTTTTGTGAATCAAGTGTATACAAATGTAGTTGGTGTTGCACCAACAACTGCACAAGCGGTTCCATATATTACACAATTGGCAACAGGTCAAACAACTGAAGCAGCATTGTTAACATTGGCTTCTCACCTAACTACTTTCCAACAAACTATTGGTTTAGTTGGAGTAGCGCCAGCAACTACTGGTGTTCTTGCAGCATCCGGTATCGATTTTATCGCTGCTTAAATTTCATTTCAAAAAGGAAAATAAATGAAGAAAATCTTAATTGCAAGTTTAATCGCATTGACAGGAACAGCTTTTGCTGCTTCAGTTACTATTGAAGCCCAAAACCAAATTGGTGATAAAGGTGCCGCTAATCAAACACAAACCAAACTTGAAGTTAAAGAATCACTAAACAAAAACTTTAGTGTTGATGTAAGTGCTACACAAAGTGTAACAGCAGGTACACATGCTTTAGTTACTCGTGATGAAATTGGAACAACTGGTTCTTTTCCAGTTTTTGGACCAATTGGTTTTTACACTCGTTTAAGTGTTGGTGATAAGTATAACAATACTACTCACTTTGGATATTACAGTGTTGAACCTGGTGTTTCATATGCAATTGGACCTGTAACTGCTAAAGTTGCATATCGTTTCCGTGATGCTTTCCAAGAATCAAATCTTGATGCTACACGCACAACAAGATATGGCGTATCTTATGCTGTCACAAAGAAAGATACCATTGGCGCACGTTTTGACCGCCAAGTTGGTGACTCAAATAGCCACAGTTACTATTTGAATTATACACACTCATTCTGATAGTGTAGGTTTCTGATAGGTTTTCCACAAAAACCTATCTCTTGTTCAACAACATAGGAGAACTGATGAAGTTCCTATTAGTAAGAACACTTATATTATCTTTAATATTAAGTTTTCTGCCTTTACTGGCAAATCCACTAACTAATAATCCAATCTACGAAATAGGTCAAGAATTCAATAAACAATTATTGTGCATGGCCAAAAACATTTATTATGAAGCTGGCAAAGAACCCTATGAAGGTAAACTAGCCGTAGCACAGGTAGTCAACAACAGAGTTAACTCTCATTTGTTTCCACGTACTGTATGTGAGGTCGTATACCAAAAAGTGAATAACACATATCAATTCTCATGGGTTGGAGAACATCCAACAGGCCAATTGAATCCATATGTGTGGGAAGAATCATTGATGGTTGCCAAGAAATCAATGACTCAAACTAATATACATGAGCTCTTAGCTAAGACTAAAGCCATGTACTTCCATGCCACCTCGGTTTCACCAGATTGGCACATGAGGAAAGTAACACAGATTGGTAATCATATATTTTATACCAAAAATTGACTTGACTTTTGATAACTTTTATATTATACTACATGAATGAATACGATGCCTACTAAAACCGAAATAAACGAGTTCAGTCTATTGATTGAGAATGTCTCTTATGAGATGAACCTTAATTACATGGACTCAATCCTGTATCATTGTGAGAACACTGGTATGGAGATAGAGGTCGCCTCAACTCTATTAACCTCGGTTCTAAAGGCTAAGATTCGTGAAGAAGCTGAGAGCGTTAACCTCTTAAAGAAAACTTCAAAATTGCCGGTATAATGTATAAATAGGTGTAGGTCACCAGATTGCCGTCTGCACCTACTCTAACATTGTAAAGGAATGTCAGCATGTATTATATATCTATCACAGATGAAGTTCACCAAAAACTATGTGAATTATTTGATGTAACATATATCCCCACGAATTTTGAACCAATCAAATATGAAGCTAACAGCCGTTCAGCTTTTAAAGGATTAAACCATACGGATGAAGCTAAAGAAGAAATTCGTAAAGCTAACATAGGAAGTAAAAATCCTATGTTCGGTTTAAGAGGACAAAAGAATCATCTATATGGTAAAACCAAAGATAAAATTTCTTGTCCACATTGTAATAAAGAAGGTGGAAAAAATATTATGGGAAGATGGCATTTTAATAATTGCCGCCTAAATATATTGACATAGAAGAAATTTTATGTTATACTACGTTCTCATTATGAATAAAGTGCATACTCCGTTTTATACATCAACATACTCCGTTATACTAGAAAGGTAACATTATGGATTTCTCCAAATTGAAAACTGGCTCAGGCAATCTGACCAAACTCACTAAAGCCATCGAAGCACTCAACGCTTCACCAGAGGCCTCCAACAACAAAGAAAATTACTGGAAACCAGAAGTAGATAAAGTCGGCAACGGCTCTGCTGTGATTCGTTTTCTCCCAGCATCTCCTGCTGATGGTGAAGATGGATTGCCATGGGTTAAAGTGTTCTCTCATGGATTTCAGGGACCTGGTGGTTGGCTAATTGATAATTGTTTAACAACCAATAATCAACAATGTCCTGTTTGTGAACACAACAACAAATTGTGGACCACAGGCATCGAAGCCAATAAGAATGTGGCTCGTTCTCAGAAACGTAAACTAAGTTACACAGCCAATGTGTATATTGTATCTGACCCTAAACATCCAGAGAATGAAGGCAAAGTCTTTCTGTTCAAGTTTGGTAAGAAAATCTTTGATAAGATTACCGAAGCAATGAACCCCGCATTTGAGGATGAAACACCAATCAATCCATTTGATTTGTGGAAAGGTGCAGACTTCAAGCTTCGTATTCGTAAAGTTGCTGGCTATCAAAACTATGACAGTTCAGAATTTGCATCACCAGCACCATTGCTTGATGATGATACTGAATTGGAAAAGATTTGGAAGTCTGAACACCCACTTAAACCTTTGTTAGACCCTAAAGAGTTTAAGTCTTATGATGATTTGAAAGCACGCTTAGATAAAGTACTTGGTGAAGCACCTGTTGCCAAAACAACAGTTGAACAAGCTAAGGCACAACCTAAGAAAGTTGTTGATGAAGAATTGATTTCTGAAGATGATGACGATTTAGCCTACTTTGCTAAGTTAGCAGAGGAATAAATCTCCTGAATTTGTTATGATGTTTTGAACTTTACACCCCGCCTAGTGCGGGGTTTTTTATTATACAACTCGTGTATTGTGGAAAATCATTCGTTGGAATGTTTCTTCTTGATTTCTAACAGCAGGCATTGGAGATTTGCCTGACGATTGTTTATTCGCAACCTTACTTACAGAATTATTCACGGTAGAACTAACAGCAGCTGCCGTACTTTCTAATAACTTCATATCTAAATTACTACCTGTTGCTTCATTTAATTTTTGTCCTATATTATCAACAGGTGCAGGTACGGCTGCAGGACTAGATGTTTGTGATGCTGAAGGTGTTGCACTTGGCATTGCCGCTGGCGTAGCAGAAGCACCGTTTGCACCTGAAGCACCGGCAG